TGCTAGTTGCATGCACATGAATGACGAACATCGGAAAGCCGTATGAGGGAAAACCTCACGTACGGTTTGATGAGGAGGGGCTGGAATCCCCAGCCCTTTACTCTAGCGGCACGGGTAAGTCGCTTGTTTTTTGTCCGAGGCGCGGTTTGAGTGGGAATAGCAGAAAATTTCACTTTTATTTTTGGGAAAAACGCCTGTTGGTTTGAAATAGAGGGAATGATTTCGCTTATTCCGGCCAAATCTGCCACTCTGCCCGAATTTAAGATTTGATGAGTCGCTAACAGCATTGACGCACAACTCCCGTTGAGCCGGAGCGTCTTTTTTCATGATATCGGGTCCTGCATTCCGCATAAAGGAAAAATTCACCTCGTATGGACGTGCTTTTCTTGAAAGGAACGGCAAATGCGTATTGTCATTACATCCTTGAAGTATTTCAGGTCGTCTTTTTTATGGAATTAGCCTATTGTGCTGGATTTTAGTTTTTCATCTACGCCTAATGGAGTTATTTTTAATTCCTTAATCTTAGCTTTAGCTTTTTCGAGTTTATTTATTTTACTATCTATTTCAATTTTATTAATTTTATTTTTCCAATGGTCATAGAGCTTGATGGTGTTTATGTATGGTGCATGCAGCCGACATACACAGAACGAATCATAGTATTTTTCTACTAGACGAACAAATGTTCTTCCTAAGGGTGGAAAGGCAATTTCCTCATCGGCTAATCGACTAATAAAAGCTGCTGAGAATATTTCAAGTTCATTAAATAGTTCATCAGCATCAGTATTAATTACTTTTTCAATCGCTTTATTTAGATCATCGTTATTTTTAAATGGGAAATGCCAAACATCAGGTATTTTTTCAGAGTAGTGTTGATAACCATTTTTATTTATTTTTTCATCAACTTTCGTTTCTAATGGAAATATAATACTATTAAAACGTTGAATGAATTCGATTGCTTTATCAACTGAAAGTCGTTTGTTTCTTATTTCAATATCATGCTTTAATAGGCTAATCTGTTCAATTCCGACTTTAACTTGATTCATTCCAATTTCGACTTGTTTAAATGAAATCTGTAATTGCTGAAGACCGATTTTTAACTGCTTTAATCCAATAAACGCAATTACCGCTACTATTATCCCAGACAAAAAGTAGAGAATTTCAAAAACAGATCGAATCGACTCCCACATAAAAAGGTCCTCCTTTTTAAAGAGTATTTCTATATATCTTTATTGTAATAGTTGGCATGGTGTTTTTTTGGTCGAATTATGTCGAACACCTTAAAGAATAATTTTAATTTTGTGCAGTCTTTAGGTCACCATGCCTAGACCTTCACAATATTGGTGGGAGCGAGTATTATGAGAAAAAGGAAGACGGACAATAATTCATAAATAAACCTGACTTTTAGGGGCAATGCAAGAATGATTTATCCAAACATCTCCGCCACACCCAGAGGATCAAAACAAATCACATACTGTCCCACAATCGTATGACGGCCGTACTTCTCCAGGTAACGCTCGATGGCGGCTTGCAGGAAAGGCTCCGTCACCCCCAGAAACTCCGCGAAGTCATGCCGGCTGCTTACGCGGGCATGATGCGCCTCAATGATTTTGTCCAGCGGGACAAGCTTCTCATAGGCCCACTCCCGGGCGGCTTTCTCCTGCTTGCGGCTCACGATGTCGCTCTGATCGAGAATATCTCCGGCGCTCGTATGGTAATGGCCGAGCTCTTCGGCGAGGATGCACGCTTTCTCCTTCGTGGTCGGAATGCGGCGATTGATCCAGACAACGCCGTCCGCGTACAATCCTTTGATTCTTTTCATCAGCGGTTTCTCGTAGATGTCGATGCCATGCTGCTCCGCCTCTCGAATGAGGTTGTCGTAGAGCATGGTTTCACTCCCGTCTCTGCTCACGCTTCATCCGGACGAACGCCTTGAACCGCTCGATCTCCTCCAGTTCCTCTTCCGTCCAGTCTTCCCCGTCATGATGCGCGGCGATGGTGCCGATCTCGCGATTCTCTTCCCAGCCCAAAGCCATGGATTCCAGTTGCTCGACCGTAATGCCGAGCGCGCGGCAAACCTTCATGACATTGTCGATGGACGCCCTGCCGACCCCCCGGGTCAGCATCGACTGGAGCGTCGTCGGCGGCAGCCCGATCGATTCGGCGAACGCTCTCCGGCTCCCCCTGCGATCGATCAACTCTGCGAGTACCTTGGCCTTCGCATCCAACCTGGACACCTCACGCACGCGAATTCGTACACAACCCGGCAGCAAAAACGAACTGACATTCGGTTGTACTGCCATTATATGCGAAACTGCGTTCAAAATGCAACTGCACGTCTTGACACTAAACGCAATAGCGTTTATCATGACAATCACCGCAAACGCAAATGCGTTCACCCAAAAGGAGGGACAATCACGAATGAGCATCGCGGCACTGATCGCGGAATACACGTCCGGCATCAAGGCGCTGAGCCGTTACAAGAAATCGCTGGACCGCAACAATCCGGTGGAGGCCGAGGAAGCCCGCACCATTTCCGGCATGCTGTCGGATATGCGGTACGCGCTGGACTGGATGCGCCGGGGCCGGCGGCCGGGGAGCCGGAAGGGGGCCGAGCGGCATGACATTTATCGCCGCCGGGAACTGCTGGCGAATACGGAGCCGCTGACGGATGAAGAGCGGCAGAAGCTGCTCGACTGCATGGCCGTCATGACCGAGCGCGAACTGACGTGCTGGCTGCTGCATATGGCGCAGGGTTTCACGTATGCCGAGATCGGCGCACGGCTGGAACTGTCGCGGCGCACGGTGCAGCAGTACGTCGAGCGGGCCCGGAAGAAGGTTGAGGACGCACTGGGACGGACGGATGACGTGCAGATGACGTGCGGATGACGTACAACTTGCAGTGCCCGACGTATGCCCATTTGCGGAAAAAGAGGATCACGTAACCGGAAAGTCCTGCTGACGGCGGGGCTGTTTTTTTCCGGGAGTGGACAAGCGTGAATGGCGGGCCCTTCGCAGCGCAGCGTGGGGCCCGAAATCTTGCCGAACGCGGCCGGGAGGTGACGGCGGTGAAGTGACCCACTGAATCGGGAGACCCATCGCGAAAGGGGTGAATCCAATCGGAGACATGAGCGAGCCGCAGAACGTTTCGATCAACGATGTCCGCCAGGCGGTTCACGCCGCGCTGGCCGAGTGTTTCCCGGATGTACCCGTTCTGGACGGGGAACCGCCGGAAGAGACGAGCCCGCCGTATTTCGTCGTGCAATTGCTCGAGTCCGGCCATGTGCAGGAACTCGGCCGACGGTACCAGCGGCAGTATCCGTTCAGCATCCAATATGTTGATCCGGATGCGGGAAACGAGGACCGGTACGATATGGCGGACCATCTGTCCGACGCGCTGCAATGGATCGAGGCGGCCGGGCGCCCGGTGCGCGGGACGGGGATGAAGTTCAGGATCGAGAATCAGATCCTTCACTTCTCCGTCGAGTATCGCATCCGCGTCTGGAAACCGGTCCAGCCTGATCCAGCCATGCAGACGCTCGATCTGAAGGAGGGAGTCAAGTGAAGAACGAGACGGCGCCGAAATTCAGCAAAACGCAAATCTTGCGTTCGCTGAAAATCGCTCCGGTACAGAAAGACGTGCTCCGCACGCTGCTTCGTGGCGACGAAACGTACACCCTCGATCAAGCGCGCAAGCTGATCGACAAATTTGCAAGCAGGAAGGTGAAGTAAACATGGCAGGTGGAAACTGGATTTCGCAGAACAAGACGCGCCCCGGCGTCTATATCAACTTCAAATCGGAGGCGAAGGCCGCCGGCGCAATGGGAGAGCGGGGCATCGTCAGTCTGCCGCTTCCGCTGTCCTGGGGACCGGCGAAACAGGTGATCGCGATGGAAGCCGGCGACGACACGTTCGCGACGCTCGGGTACCCGATCACGGCGCCGCAGCTGCTGCCGGTGCGCGAGGCGCTGAAGCGCGCCCGCACGGTGCTGCTGTACCGGCTCAACGCCGGCACGCAGGCAACGGGCACGGACGGCGTGAACCTGACGATTACGGCCAAATACGGCGGCGTCAGGGGGAACGACATCACCGTCGTCATTTCGACGAATGTGGATGACCCGGACAAATTCGATGTGCAGACGCTGGTGGACGGCGCGGAAGTCGACTACCAGGAGGCCGTGCAGGAGGTCGAGGACCTCAAGGACAACGACTGGGTGATCTGGTCGGGCTCCGGCCTGCTGACGCCTTCGGCCGGCATTCCGCTGACCGGCGGCGCGGACGGCGCCGCGACGGCGCAGGATTACCTCGACTATCTCGAAGCGATCGAGGTGCAAGATTTCCACACGATCGGCCTGACGTCGACCGACCCGTCGGTGAAGGGCGTGTTCGCCGCGTTCGCGAAACGGCTGCGCGATGAAGAAGGCAAGAAGATCCAGGTCGTGATGGAGAACTACCCGACGGCCGACTACGAAGGCGTCATCAGCGTCAAGAACGGCGTGGTGCTGGCGGACGGCACGACGCTCACGGCCGCGCAGGCCGTCGCATGGGTGGCCGGGGCAACGGCCGGCGCCGCGCCGAACGAATCGCTGACCTACACGGCCTACGACGGCGCCGTGGACGCTTCGCCGCGGTACACGAACAGCCAGATCATCGCCGCGCTGCAGAACGGCGAGTTCGTGTTCACGGGCATCGACGGCCGTGCGGTCGTGGAGCAGGACATCAACACGCTGAAGACGTTCACGCCGGACAAGGGCAAGGCGTTCAGCAAGAACCGCGTCCTGCGGGCGCTCGACGGCATCGGCAACGACTACATGCGGGTGTTCAGCGCAAGCTACATCGGCAAGGTGCCGAACAACGCGGACGGCCGCAATCTTTTCAAATCCGAGTGCATTAACATCACGAGCCAGTATCAGAACATCGGCGCGGTGCAGAACTTCGACCCGCAGACGGACATTGAAGTGCTGCCGGGCGCGGATTCGGATTCCGTCGTCGTGAATCAATGGGTGCAGCCGGTCGATTCGATCGAAAAAATCTACATGACCGTGACGGTCCGGTAAGAGGTGACGCGAAATGATTTTCCGTGAAGGTGACGCGATTTCCGGCAAGCAGGCTTACGCCTACATCAAAATCAACGGCCGGCAGGAAGAACTCTTCTATGCGAAGTCGCTGGAGGCCACGATCGAGAAGAACAAGGTCGATGTGCCGGTCCTCGGCCGCACGAACACGCCTCAGCGGGCGGCGGGCTGGTCGGGCAGCGGCACGCTGACGATCTACTATGTGACGTCGGTGTTCCGGCGCCTCATGCTCGACTACATCAAGACCGGCCGCGACTTCTGGTTCGACCTGTACGTCGTGAACGAAGATCCGCAGTCCAGCGCCGGCAAGCAGTCGGTCATGCTGAAAAACTGCAACCTGGACAGCGTCATTATCGCGAAGTTCGACGCGTCCAGCGACGACATGCTCGAAGAAGAGATGCCGTTCACGTTCAGCGACGTCGAACTGCTCGACGAGTTCCGCACGATTACGGGCGCCTGATGGGCGCCCTCTTTCATCCAAAATTTGAGGGAGGATTCTCGCCATGAACCTGCAGGAATTTCTGAACAACAACCCGATCGACAACCTGACCGAAGAAGTGGTGGTCTCGCCGCGCTTCAAGGATGAGAAGGGCAACTTGCTGAAATTCAAAATCAAGGCGATGACAAGCCGGGAGTTCGACGACATCCGGCGCAGCGCGATGCAGATCAAGAAGGGCCGCAAGGTCGAGTTCGACGCGCAGAAATTTAATCTCCAGGTCGTCGTCCACCACACGCTGGTTCCGGACTTCAAGGATGCGGCGAGCATCCGCAAGCTCGGCTGTCATACGCCGGAAGAGTACGTCCAGAAGGTGCTGCTCGCCGGCGAAGTCGCGACGCTCGCACAGAAGATCCAGGAGCTGAGCGGCTTCGACGTCGAGATGGACGAGCTCGTGGAAGAGGCAAAAAACTGATCCGGGAGGGCGATAGTGAAGCGAACTACGCTTACTACGCCCTCCACAAGCTGCACATCCTCCCGAGCCAGTTCGTGAATCTGCCTCGGGAGGAGAAGGCGTTCATCATCGCCTGCATTGACGAACGTATCGCGGCGGAGAAGCGGGCGATGAGGAAGAAGCGGAAGTAGTGTGAAAGGAGGGCTGGGATGTGGCGTCTACGTCATTGGTCCCTTACGAGCCTTCATTGCCCGCGATCTATGCGCCGGTTGAAAGAGCGCATGGACAAATGGAGAGGCTGATTCGTTCCACGGAACGGTTGGTCATGGTCATGATGCGGGCTTCGCAGATTAATCCGGTTCAGATGAGATCAACCAGCATTCAGCAGCAGATCGTTGTGAATCAGCAGATTGTCCAATTGACGCAAGCCGTAAGGAACAACTTCACCCAGATTAACACTGCAATCAACCAGAACAACAATGCGTTGAATAAAACCAGCGAGAAGATTGCAGATGCGGCGAACCAGCAGCAACAACTCAATAAACAAGCAAATATTGGACAAAAGGCATTTCAAGCTATGCTGTCCACATTGAAGAAAACCGCGTCTCAAATGTTGTCCATGAAGAGCATCAAATCGGCCATGGCATTCAGCGACAACTACATGAACTCTCTGGCTCGTATTGATGCGGTCAATGATGGGACGCAATCGAACAAACAATTGCAGGAAAAGATCTTCGCCGCGGCAAGCCGGTCCCGTGGACGATATTTTGATATGACTGAGCATGTGGCCAAACTGGGGCTTACAGCACCGAACGTTTTCTCGAACAATGACGAGATGATTGCATTCGCGGAGTTGTCGCAGAAGGCGTTGCGTCTCGGCGGTGCTGATGCAGCGAGTCAACAGTCCGGGATGACACAGCTCATACAAGCGATGGCTACAGGCGGACTGGAAGGGAGCACCCTTAAGAACATGATGGGAACCGCTCCAATGTTGGTGGATGCCATTGAGAAGTTTGCGGGCAAATCCATTGACGAACTTGTCGCCTTATCCCCGGAAGGGAAAATTGGACCTGAGGTCATCAAGGGGGCAATGTTCGCTGCAGCGGATGAAATTAATGCAAAATTCGAAGAGCTGCCCCAATCTTTTGGGGATATTTGGAATAATATCTCAGATTCTGCAACCAGGTCTTTCGGTCCGGTCATTGAGCGTGTAAGCCAATTAATAAACAGAGATGAAGTTCAGCAGATCATTACCAGAGTCAGCCAGACAATCCACATCGCAGCGTTTCTGGTCGGCGAGCTCATCAATGGGTTCGAGAAGTTGGTGAATTTGATCATCGAAAATTGGTCGTTCATCGAACCGATTCTGATTGCGGTGGGAGCAGTATGGCTGGGAATGATCATCGCTCAGTTATGGGCCATGATCCCGCCGCTCTTGGCTCAAGCCGCATCATGGTTGTTGGTAAACTGGCCGATTCTTCTGGTTATAGGTGCGGTCGCCGTTTTCATTTTTATTTTGCAGCGTTTGGGTATTACGGCTGAACAGGTAGTTGGCGTAATATTCGGAGCTTTTGCCGTGTTGGGTGCATTCATATGGAATGTGATCGTAGGTGTAATTAATAGCGTTATTCAGTTTTTGTGGACAAGCTTTGTGGAGCCATTCATCGGAATTGTCGAATGGTTCATCAATGCGTTCAACGGCGGATTTGACAGCTTCGGTGAAGCTGTAAAGAACCTGATCGGTCAGATTATCTCATGGTTCTTGTCGCTTGGAAAAATCGTGACCAAGATTATCGACGCTATCTTTGGCACCAAATGGACTGACGGGCTTGAAGCGCTGCAGGATGAAGTTTTGGGCTGGGGAAAAAACGACAAAGCCATAACGATTAGCAGAGACGCTCCGACATTTGGTGAGAGAATGGAATACGACAAAGCATGGGATGCGGGGAACCAAGCGGGAACCAGTCTTGTGAACAGTGTCCAAAATGCAATGAAAGGTTTCAACTTGGACGAAATGTTGAACCTCGGTGAGGAGAAAAAACCGGGCGGCGAATATCCCGCTCCGGGGGATAATCCCCCCACTCTCGATAAAATCAACAAAGTAAACGAAGTCGGCCGCATCAACGACACCGTCGACATCTCCAGCGAAGACTTGAAGATGATGCGCGAACTCGCCGAGATGAACGCGATCCAGAACTTCGTGTCGCTCACGCCGACGGTGAATGTGCAGACCGGGGATATTCGGAACGGCTATGATGTGGACACAATCATTGCGCGCATCGAGCAGTCGCTGACCGAGCAGATCGCTTCGTCGGCACAGGGGGTGTATGGGCTTGGTTGACCGTTGCGGCATATGGCTGAGTTGGAACAACCAGGAGGACGGCTTTGAACTGCCCGTGCTTCCCGCTGAGCTCAACACGAGCATCGGCGGCGACAGCGCGGGGCATGAAGTAGCCGGCCTCGGCAAGATCAGCGTGATCAAAGACCGCGAACTGGCAGAGTACACGATCGAAAGTTTCTTTCCCGCTTACCCGCCCGAGAATGTGGACCCGCATCCGTACATCACAGCAACCATCATTCTGCCGCCGATGGTCTACGTTCGCAAAATCCTGAAGTGGTGGGAGACGAAGCGGCCGATCCGGTTCGTGTTCGTCGGCAGCAACCGGTACGCCGACCTTGAGGGAAGGACCATCTCGGAGATCAACACGCCCGCCAGCATCGAAAGCTTCGAATGGAAGGAAGTCGCCGGTTCACCCGGCGATATTTCGTATTCGCTGCGTCTGAAAGAATACCGCTTCTACGCTGCACGGAAAGCAACGGTGATCGGCGGGACTGCGCTGCAGAAGACGAAACCGGGCCGGATGGATGAGCGGGTGCCGCCGAGCACCTACACGCTTGTCGCGGGGGACAGTCTGTGGAAAGTGGCGCAGAAAATGCTGGGCGACGGCTCCCGTTGGCGCGAGATTCAGAAGCTGAACGGCATCAGCGACGCGCAGCTCAAAAAACTGCCGGTCGGGATGGTACTGAAGCTGCCTGCAGGGGGCGGTAACGTTGCTTAGGATTCTCCTTGACAACAAGCAAGGCCGGATCTGGGATATCTCCGAGATTGTTTCGGATATCAGCTGGACGACATCTCGCGTCGGGCGGCCGGCGAGCTTCGAGTTCACCCTGATCGGCAGCGCCATTTTTCAGGATCGGACGTTTGCGGTCAATAACGGCGACATCGTGCGGGTCACGAAGGATGGAGTCAACGTATTCTACGGTTACGTGTTCAGCATCGACATGAACCAGGATGCCGAGATCGGCATCAAGGCGTACGATCAGGTTCGATATTTGCTGAACAAGGATACGTTCGTGTTCAAAAACCAAACCATCGGGGACATCATCCGCGAGATCGCCAAGAAATTCGAACTGAAAACCGGCCGCATTGACGACACCGGTTACAAAATTCCGTCCATGATCGAGGACGGGCAGACGCTGCTCGATATCATCGAGAAAGCGATCACCCTTACCATGTCGGCGACCGGGCAGTTTTACGTGTTCTTCGACGATTTCGGTGAACTGTCGCTCCGGGATGTACGATCGTTTGATGCCGGCATCTACGTCGGCGACGGCAGTCTGATGACCGCGTTCGAACATACCCGGGACATTGATTCCGACACCTACAACCGGATCAAATTGTACCGCGACAACCAGCAAACCGGACGGCGGGAAATCTACATGGCCCAGGACAGCGCAAACATCGCCAAGTGGGGCGTGCTTCAGTTGTACGAGAGTGTGGACGAAAATATGAACGCTGCCCAAATCGGCGAGATGCTGGATCGAATGATGAAATTGAAAAACCGCGAGCAACGGACGCTCAAGCTGGACGCCATCGGGGATATCCGGGTGCGGTCCGGCATGTATTTGCCGATTGTCATCGAGTCGCTCGGTATCAACCAGCCGATGATGGTCGATGAAGTGAAGCACCGGTTCGACGGTACCAACCATACGATGAGTCTGACTTTGAAAGTGGTGTGAATCATGCTGAACGCAATCCGGCAGGCCGCCCTGACCGCCATGGAGACTGCGGCTCCGGTTGCCGTCCTGATGGGCACCGTGACGAAGACGGATCCGCTCGAGGTGAACGTCGATCAACGGTTCACCATCGATGCGGATTTTTTGCTGGTGCCGGAGTCGCTGACGAAGTTGGAGCTGGACTTGAGCCACAGCCATTCCGCATCCGGCGGTACAACCGGCGCGGCACTCACGGAACCGGCGGTCATCCGGCCGGGCCTCAAATCCGGAGACCGGGTGGCGTTGCTCCGGGTTCAGGGCGGTCAGAAATATATCATTTTGGACAAGGTGGTGAGCGGATGATTCCGGCAGGCGGAAGCCTCGGCACACAGCGCATGGAAGTGGCCGAGCAGCCATCCCGCACCTGGGGGCTGGATGTGGAGCACGGGCGCGTGGCGGGGATGATCGACGGGTTGGAGGCGGTCCGGCAGGCGGTGTTCAAAATTTTTCAGACCGAACGGTTCCGGCACATCATTTATGACGCGGACTACGGTGTGGAGCTGGCGGGACTGGTCGGCCGTGATCCCGCGCTCGTCCGGTCCGAACTGCGGCGTCGGATTACCGAAGCGCTCACCCAGGATGATCGGATCGACGACGTGGCAGATTTTCAGATTGTATTTTCCGGGGAGACGGCGGACGTGCGATTCACGGTCGTATCGACGTTCGGAACATTTCGCGAGGGGGTGACGCTCCGTGTATGAAGCCCAGACGTTTGAGGCGATCTTGCAGCGGATGTTGAGCCGGGTGACGGACAATGTGGACAAGCGTCCCGGCAGCGTGATCTATGATGCTCTGGCGCCGGCGGCAGCCGAACTTGCGCAGCTGTATGCGGAGCTGGACATCAACTACAATTTGTCGTTCGCCGATACGGCCAGCGGCGAATATTTGACCCGGCGCGCAGCCGAGTTCGGCGTTCAGCGCAAGCCGGCGGTGAAGGCAAGGCGGGAAGGCCGTTTCTACGGCGAAGGCGACGCGCCGATCGATGTGCCGCTTGGCAGCCGGTTCGGCATCAGCGGTCTGTTTTATACGGTGGTCAGCAAGCTCGGTGCGGGAATTTACGCGCTGGAGTGCGAGACAGCCGGAGCGGCCGGGAACCAGCCCTACGGCGCGCTGCTGCCGGTCGATTATGTTGCCGGTCTGGTGCGGGCTGAACTGGCGACGGTCATTGTGCCGGGAGAGGAAGAAGAGGACGACGAGTCGCTCCGGCAGCGATATTACGCGGCCGTCAATGAACCGCCGTTCGGCGGGAATGTCGCGGATTACAAGCAGAAGATCGGCGCGATCGAAGGGGTCGGCGGCGTGAAGGTGTTTCCGGCCTGGCAGGGCGGCGGGACGGTGAAATGCACGATTATCGCCTCCGACTACAGTGCCCCGGCCGGCGCATTGGTGGCTGCGGTGCAGGAGGAGATTGACCCGCCCGGACGCAGCGGGCAGGGAAGCGGGCTGGCCCCGATCGGCCACCGGGTGACCATTGCCGGGGTGCAGCCGGTGACCGTCCATGTGGCGACAACCGTGACGCTGGCGGGCGGTGTGAGTGTCGGGCAGGTGCAGGAGCCGATCGAGGAGGCCGCCCGGGCCTATCTGCTCGGGCTTTGCAAAGCTTGGGCGGGAGAGTCGCAGTTGATTGTCCGCATAGCGCAGATCGAGGCGGCTATCCTCACCGTACCGGGCGTCATCGACGTGACCGGGACGAGTTTGAACGGCTCGGCGGCGAATGTGACGCTGGATGCGGAAGAGATTCCGGTGCTCGGGACGGTGGTTGTCAATGCGTGAGGTTGGGCGGATTTTGGGGTATTTGCCGGAGTTTTATCACCGGATCAAGGATTTTATGGAGCTGGACAAGACGGAAAGCGCCGAGTTGGTCGATCTGGCGGCTGCGGTTCAGCGGCTGTTGGACGACCAGTTCGTAGCGACGTCGAATCTTGGGGCATTGAAACGCCGTGAGCGCATGCTGGGCATTCAGGCAGACCCGTCCGTCGAGACCGTCGCCTTCCGGCGAAACCGCATCATCAACCGTTACTCCACGAAGCCGCCTTTTACGCTGCGTTATTTGCAGGAGCAGTTGGATCGGTTGGTCGGGCCCGGGCGGACGGTTGCGGATATTGACGTGCAAAATTTCTTGCTCACCATTACCACAGCGATCGACGATGCCGAGATTTTCCGGGAAGTCGAGCATACCGTCAAGGTGATCATTCCGGCCAACATCGTGTATCAGCAGAATACGGCGCTGCAAGATGACATTGAGCTGGTCGAGTCAATCGCTGTGCAGGACGTCACCTGGAATTACAAGTTGGACGGCTCGTGGCAGCTCGGCGCCGCGCCGTTCGCAACTTTGGGACCGGAGGTGCCCGTGAAATGATTGATACTGCGTTTTTGCAGGACGTGGCTGAATACGTTGACAGCCGCGTCGCGAAAGTGGTGCTGAATGGGACATATGTTATCACGGATTTCGAAGTCAAGCAGGTTGCGGACAATGTGCTGGCGATGAAATATCTCATCCCTGCCGCGGATGTGTCGCTGGTCACGTCGATCGAGCTCAAGGATGAGGTGGACAATGTGATCAGCTCGAACATCGTCAATATTCCGATTGCGGCGGATCACCTTATGATCCAATCGATTACGGTAAAGGAAGGTGAAAAATGATGGCAAAAACGGACTGGCAGATGGGGGATACGGTAAAGCCGGACGACCTGAACCAGATTGGGCAGGAAATTAACGACAACTCGGCTTCCATAAACAATCACATCTCTGACTATGTGCGCAATCCTGGATATGCGGTCGCCACCGGTTCGGCCGATAACTACGCTGTTACGTTGACGCCGGCAGCGACCGAATACGTAGATGGAATGGCCGTTGCGGTAAAGATCAACGTCGACAACACGGGCGCCAGCACAATTAACGTTAATGGTCTCGGTGCGAAGGCGATCAAGAAGCCGAACGGCAATGACGTATCTGCCGGCAATCTGAAGGCCGAAAGTATCTATACGCTTCGATACAACGGCACAAATTTTATATTACAGGGTGAAGGGGGGTCGGGAAACGCTCAACCCGCAGACGTTTTATCAGGAAAGACATTCACCAATGACGCTGGTGAGCAGATTGGCACAATGACAAATCGTGGCGCCATAAACCAAACACTCACAAGCCAGGGACAGTCTTATACCTGTCTCTTATACAATCTGACGCTGCCGACGAA